CGCTTAGGGGATTTCGGTGCAACGCCGATAAACAATAAGTCCCTATCCCAGACAGCACTCCACGAGGTGCTTCATGTTTTCCTCCATGAGTTGATCGCCATCGCACAAGACCGTGGCGCTACCCCGGAGCAGTTAGATGCTGCTGAGCACGGGGTTATCAACGTACTTGAGTCGGTCTTGTTCAGGGAACATGATGGGGCACGTTAGTAAGAAACGGGATGAGCAGTTCATTGCTGCATGGCACTCCTCTGGAGGCTCTCCTATTCGCTTGAGTGAGCAACTGGGCCTTAGCCTGAGAGCCATTTATTTACGCAGAGATGCAATCGAAAAGCGGCATGGCATTGCTCTAGTGGCAAGCAGTCCAAAGGCTCTGAAGCACGATCCAATGGCCCTGCGAGCGATCATGTCCTCGAGGCGGGATGTCAACCGTCTAGAAATACAAGACGGGGTGGTCTTGGTTGGGTCAGATGCCCACTACTCTCCTAGAGTGGTTCCTATCGCTCATAAAGCCCTGTGCAACCTCATCACCGAAATGGGCAGCGAGGTCAAGGCTGTCGTTCTCAACGGAGACATTCTGGACGGGGGTAGCATCAGCCGCCATCCTCGAATCAGGTGGAAGCAAGTCCCAACCGTCAAGCAGGAACTTGATGCCGTCATAGAGCGAACTGGCGACATCGAACGGGCGATCATTCCCGGCACACACCTATTCAGAACCTACGGGAACCATTGCGCTAGGTTTGAATCGCGCCTGTCTTCTATGGCCCCTCAATATGAGGGTGTTGCGGGGTTTACCCTAAGAGACCACTTGCCTCAATGGATGGACTCAGACCGCATCGATGTCAATGACGATATGGTCATCATCCATGACTGGCACGCCGGGATTCACTCGGGATGGAATGATGTATTAAAGGGTGGCTGTCATACAGTCACCGGACACACCCATGAGCTAGGCTGCAAAGCACACAAAGGCTTCAAGGGAACCCATTACGGCATCAAGACCGGGATGCTGGCCGACGACGATCAGCAAGAATTCGATTATAGACTCGGCAAGCCTGGGCTAAATTGGACATCTGGTTTTGCGGTGCTAACATGGAAACGTGGTCAATTGCTCTACCCTGAATTTTGTGCCGTCGCTGGAAATGGAAAAGCCTACTTTCGAGGACGACTATATGCAGACTAAGGTTTGCCGATCATGCGAAGCGACCAAGCAAATCTTTGAGTTCTACAAAGGTAGGGCCGAGTGCAAGCCTTGCAACATCGCGAAAGCGAGGGCATGGCAAGAGGAGAACAAGGAGCGTCATCTTGCTACCAAAGCAGCGTGGCGGGAAAAGAATACCGAAAAGATAAGGGAAACAGCAAAACGCTGGAGTGATCAGAACCAAGAACGGAAGAAGTCAACGTTCAAGAGATGGATGGAGCAGAACAAGGCGCGAGACATTGAGAGAAAGCTGGAATGGGCCGCTAAAAATCCAGATCGCGTACGAGAGATTGCACGCCGCGCTTACGAAAACAACAAGCCGTTATTTGTTGCTCACTCTAAGAAACGCAAAGCCGCTATAAAAAGTGCCGTCCCGTTGTGGGACAAAGAGCTTGACCAGCTAGTTTTTCACGAGGCATACAGGCTTGCCAAACAAAGAACCGACACCACCGGGACTGTTCATCACGTTGATCACATAGTGCCGCTGCGTGGCAAGACCGTCTGCGGCTTGCACAACGCCTACAACCTAGCAGTTATTCCAGCGCGAGAAAACGCCACCAAAAGCAATCGGTGGTGGCCTCAAATGCCAGATTGACCATGACCGAAAAGCTGAGACTTGAGTTCGCTCCTGGGTGCTTTGACGACTTCGACGGAACCCAGGAAGAGCTGCAAGAAATGATCGCCCAGCTCCACGCGATGCTTGAGGACGGCACTCTATTCAAGCATTCTCAGCCTGTGTCTGAGGAAGAATCCCAAGCAATCCAGCGCAAGATAGCCGACAGATCATCTCGGCAATGAGTGGCTGGCTCATAGCCCTGACAGGCTGTATCTACGCCTGGATCGCTCTAGAACAAGGATTAAAAGGAAATTGGCCCATGTGCGTGGTGTACGCAGGCTATTCCTTCAGCAATGTTGGGCTGTACCTTCTGGCTGAGAGCTAGCCTCGAACAGCCTTCCCTCTTGGCCGCACGGCCCCCTGGTGCGGTTGTCTATACAAGACCCGATCCCCTTACTAGCTTTGTAAGGGTTCTTGACGCAAGACATTGAGATGCTGGTGTACTGGCTGTGCTTGCGCGGCTCTTCTCTCAAGTGCTTGCATTGCTTGCAGAGTTCGCGGTCTTTGTCCCAGGTGTACTTCGGGAGCGTAAACATTTCAGGGGTACGGCTAGGTTAAAGACACTCGAGGTCTTGAGGATTGATCTTTTACTGGCCTCGTACTCACGCTTTCTGGCGTTTGGGTCGGGCTTAGGCTTTCTAGCGTTCGGGCCAGCCCCGAGTTCGTAGAGTGCGCGAGGATACCTTCTTTGGTTCTTGTGGTCTGTGACCCAGCTCTTAATGTGGACAAGCTGTGGGCGCTTTCTGTTCTCTCTGATGAGCCTGAGCATCATTGAAGAGGCGTGGTGAGCGCAGATTCCTAGTGCTTCTGAGATTTCTGCGCTGGTCATTGGCCCGTCTTTGAGAAGTTCTAATACCTTTTCGTTCTTCATTTCTTGAGGAAGCGGCCACACCTGGTGCAGCGGATACGGTTATTGGTCATTGTTCTGCGGTGGAGTCCAAAGAAGCAGAGGATTTTCATTTCTTCACCTTTCGCTCTTCATACTTGGCGAGCTGCCAGTTGTCTCCCAGGAGTCGAAGCGACTTGACCCACTTTCTCTGATAGGCCCGATTCACTTCTCTTGGGAAGTCAGGATTGTTCCAATGCTTCCTAGCTAACGTCAGGAGCTTTGTCTTCATTTGGCCTCCGCAAGAACACACAAGATGCAAAAGATCACCCAATCAATGAAGCTCATGTTCGGTTCCTTATCTTTGCCGCCGCCTGGAGCAGAGACTCTTTATCGCCAGGATGAGTCTCCACCACTTTTGCACAAGCCCTACGCTCCCACTCTGCTGCCGCATTCACCACGGCCATGATGAACTCATCAGCGGTGAGATTTGGAGGGATTGCGTTGAGAAGGTCTCTGACCTCATCGCGTGTCATTCCTGCGCCTTCCGATCTGCTTCATCCTCAAGGCGATGGAGCGTCTTGGCACTCAGAGCTTCCACAGGAAACTCCAATCCATTGATGGTCAGGCCAATGATCTTGGCGCGGCACTCTCCGACCTGAGCCTCGACTTCGACGGTGCAGTCGCCAATGTAGGTCTCAAACTCCATTTTTGACTCCAATCACTCGGCGGTTGCGGCCAGATGCGCCAGGCTTCCTCATTCCTGTATCTACAAGAACTCCTAAGCGCATCAGAGGAGCGATCCTGGGCGTGATGCTCTGAAGGTCAATCCCAGTTGCTTTGGCGATCTCCTCCGTGGTCATTGGGCCATTCGCGTTGATGACCTCAAACACCCTGCTCTCCAGGGTGGTGGTGTTGAGCTTCGCTGCCTCGTGGGAGGTGTCGGGATCGGTGTTTCGTGCTAGTCCACTCATTTCGGCTTCCTTTCGCTTAACGGACTGTGTAATGATAAGCCACCTTATGAAGAGGTGGCCTAGTGATTACCCTTAGAACTCAATATCGTTCGTGCGGCGGCGGGGCTTGTCTTGTTCTTCCTCTCGGGGAGGGTTCATGTAGGCCCATCCATTCCAGCCGCCCTCTACATTAGGGGTGCAGTCCATCTTGAGCATGGGGCCGTTCTTGGTGTCGATGACCGATCCGATCTTCAGATAGCGGCTCTTCTCCTGGCCTTCTTTGTTGGTGTACTTGCCAACAACCACGGAAATCTCATACATGACTTTACTCATACTGTGCTTTCAATTGAGTTACTGTTGAATCGACTTCTGCCAGGAACTTGACGATCTCGGCTTCCATCTCTGCTATGAAACGATCGTCCCTCTCTACTCGAGCAACGAACATTTGCATACTCTCTGGCATCCTTGGGTCATAGACCACAAAGTCACACCACTTCTTGTCAGCGCACTTCATCTGAAGCTGCATCTGTTTGAAGTATTCGCTCGGGATTTTCTTTGACAGGAGCTGGTCGATCATCGTTGCCGTTTCAGGGCACTTGATCTCCACCAACCCATCTCCTACAACCCCGTCTGGTGAGGCTCCACACATCTCAATGGTCGGGTGAGGCAGGAACCCCACCTCGGTCACCAGGACTCCTTTTAGAGCCTCGTATGCGGCCCTGGCCTCAGCCTCTGTCTGCACTCCCCACTCCATAGCGGCATTGGAGTAAGTCTTGGCGGGTTTGCCTGTGAGTCTCTCAACGACCAGTTGGGCCTTGTACTTGTCCCGGTCTGCGCTCCATCCTGTTTTGGTGCGTGCCAACACCTTGTAAACAGAGGATGCGGTGACCTTGCCTGCTCGCTGTTCGAACCATTCAGGAGACCTCTGGTCGGTCATTGTGAGACCTCATCGATCCACTTTGCCCACTCGATAGCGACTTTCTCATCTGTGGTGCGCTCACCGCCAGGAAGAACCCAACCCTCTTTGAAATACTGCATTTTTCCGTTCTGGGTTTCGGTTCCCCACAAGATGCGGCCCTTGCCGATCTGGATGTTGCGGAAGTCAAGGAACACCTTGAAGCCGTCTTCTTGGTTCTCTTTCATCATTTCTCAATCCTTTCCTAATGGACTTACATGATCTTGCGGATACAGCCTATCTATATCCGCTTGGTACTGCTCTAAAGCCTCGTGTGCCGTGTCCCACCACCAACCTTGTGCTGCGGTGTCTTTGATGCTCAACAGCAGACACTCCAGCTCTAGAGCAAGTCTTTTGGCGTGAGCGGCGATCTGATGATCCTTTAACAAATCATCTATTCGCTGCTCAGTCATAGTATTCGCTCCGAGCTTTAATCATTGCATCGGCAGTAATCCATGCCGTTGCCTCAATCCAGGACTGGCCCCGTTGAATGATCTGCTTCTCTAGCTTTGGATTTGCAAGCAATCCTTGTAACGCTGCGGCAGCGAAATAGTCCCTCATTGAGAGACCCTCGCACTCCTCAATCGATCCGCAGTCAAGTGTTCGCTCTTGTGGGAATGCTGGCCCACCGTCCCAGGTTTTTTTCATTTCGCCGCCTCCTCAAGCCATTTTTTTGCTTGTAGTCTGAGCCTCTCGTGAATTGCTTTTTCAAAGCCTCGATTTCGCTCATCTTTCATAATGTTCAGTGCTTTTCTTGCCATCTCTCTTAGTTCTTCGTCTTCACTAAGCGCAGCCCTCATGACTATCTGCTCATAGTGGTGAGCAATGACTACGGCATCCATGAAAGCAACACTACCCAAAAAGCACTTTGAACCATCAATGGTGTAACGATCTTTTCCTACTCGAATTGAGTCCAGCAGATCGCGAACATAGATGAGGCAATTTGTCATCTCACTCTGCATTTTTTGCCTCCTTCTTCAGATCATCCCGCTTCCTGATCCAGAACCTAGACTTAGCCTTTGATGCAGGAATTGCGTTGAATGCCTCTTCCAGTTTTGTTAGGCCACCTTTAGCGGCTTCCTTCAGCTCGTCAAGGTAGGTATCCTCAAAGAGCTGATCCTCCGGCCCAAGAACCTCATGCGTCTGGTTCTCCGTATCGTTGTCTCCCTCTGTTGGAATCGCAAACGCCTGGAATGCTGCGTACTTGTAGGCTGCTGACATAGCCTTATTCGTGGCCTTGTCGCCAGAGTCCATCGCTTCCCCAAAGGTCTTGATGGCGTGCTTTGATCCATCCTCTGCGCTCACCAGGTCGAACTCCATCTCGACGGTGACATAGAACAAAGCTCCACCGCTTTTTGAGTGGCGCTCCACGCACTCCCGGCTCAGAACGCGAGGCAGGATGCACAGGCCGTGTTTGGCCAGGAGGGGCGAGACCACGTTGTAAACATCGTCAATGCCTCGGAAGTTGTAGCCGTTTCCTTGGTTGTTGCGGCGGCTCTTGGTGATGCCAATGGTCGAAAGCTCGGCCTGGACTTGATTGATTGCTTTGTAGACGTTCATAGGAAGAAGAAGAAAAAGAGTGCACCACACAAACCGAGGAAGATGGCAAACAGCACATCCATAGCACCTTTACGGCGAACCTCGATAGCCTCATGAGAAGGGCGATAGACGTATCTCATTCTTCCCACTCCTGAGCAGGAGGGAACGCATCGTCATACGCCCACAGCTCTCCTTCAG